CATTATTTAAATCTGTCAGCAAAGTTTTTACTGGACGTTCAGGCAATCTAAATACTGCAAGATTTTTATCTGAATCTATTAATCTTGCTTCCAATTGTCCTTCAAGAGCAATTTTTGTTGTTCCATCCGTATCTTCAAGAACATTATCACCAGCATCAACAGAGTTTGCATCAGTACCATCTAGAAGTATATTGGCGTCTTCACTTGCTGATGAAAGAACACAATCAGCGGTAAAATCTTCACCAGAGTCGTTATCATCCATGAATAGTGATCTAGTTTCTCTAATTTCATGTTTTATAATGGCATCTATTTCTTCAGTTGCTGCAATCGTAAGATCGGCATTAGCTGCATTTTCTAATATTGTATCTGTCTCTGTTGAATTAGATACTAGAAGTTTTTCACCAGCAACAAAATTACCAACAACATTTGTTAAAGCAATTCTATCATTAGTAGAACTACTTGTATTAATACTATATGTAAATCCAGTTGCTCCAGATGTATTACCAGTAATTTTCACACCACTTATACCATTTAATGATGTACTACCCAATCCACTAAGATTAAGAAATGTAAATAGTCTTATGTCAAATAGATGGACTTTGTAATTTGCTGTTGTTGATCCAACAGTACCAGACACATATTCCATTGCTCGAGATCGGGCAACCCCAATTTGGTATCCAGAAGAACTACCTCTTGTTGTAGTAAAATCAGTAAATAATTTTATTTCTTTATATGGTGTTGTTTCACCAGTAATATTACCAATGTCTGGTGTTCCATAAACATTTGTTATGTTTAAAAAGTTACCCATTTCAAATGTAGTAATACCAGTATTTACGTTTTTAACTTCCCTTGCTTTTTTAAGGTCTAATCTAGTATTAGCAAATTTTTCAACTTCATACCCTTTAATATAAGCTTTGCCAGGCGAAACTTTTATTGTTAATAAATCTTCAGCCGCAGTGTTACCATCGTCTGTGGTGCTTCCAGAAACATATGTTCCCAAAGTAGTAGAACCTTGATAATCATTATCTATAGATTCTTTTAATTCAAAACTAAAAGGTCTAACAGTATAATCACCAGATTCATCGTATGTTCTTCTTGCAAGTGTATCTCCAAGAACAGAATAATCTGTACCTCTTGCTAATTCTGATATAACTCCTGAGTTTATTCTAATTAGTTCAACAAAAGATTGATCAGATACAGAATCAAGTCCTAACTGAGAAAGAGTTAATGTTATTTTTAATCTATGAGCACCTTTTGCAGCATAATTAGATGACCCTGTGGCATTATCAGTTAGAGTTGCGTCTGACTCTGGTGTAATTAAAGTTTCTGAAATAAGAAACCCAACTCTAGAAGTAATATTACTTAAAGTATTACTTAAAATAACAGTTTGTTTTGCACACCTAACAAAGTTTCCTCTAATAAAGTAGACTCCCTCTTCAACTGTAACAGCAGAACCTTTATTAGCAGCAGAGGTTGCAAATGTAGTTAAACAAGCTGTTCCTATTGAATATGTTGTGGTGTGTGTTATTTCAATATCAGCAGTTAAATTTTCACCATCACTAAATTTATCTGTTGTTAAATCATTACCTGTCTGAATATACTGTAAATACAAATATGGTTGAGTTGTTGCAGTACCTTCTGCGTAGTTAATAACTTGAGCTTTAACACCACTTGTCGCACCAGTAATAATTACTGGAGTTGTATCATTATAAAATTGAGCAACATTAACACTTTCTCCACCAAAGGATGCATCAACAGCTAAAGAGTAGTAATCTGCTGAATATGACACTTGGCCAGGAATTACAACTGTACCTTCCTTAAATATATGTTCACCCTGTTTCTCAATTTGATTTTGGAGAATAGATTGTAAAGTTGTTAACTCTCTAGCTTGAATTGAAAACCCAGGCCGAAATAAAACTTTATGAAAGTTATCTTCATCATCGAAATCGTCATAGTATGGTGATATGTTTAGATTTGTAAGTTGCGACATATTTAAAACTCAATTATAATTTTAATATCTTCAGTCTGATCTGAAGCTCGTTGTATTGGTTTTCGATTTTCTAGATATATTATATCTCCACTATCAGCAGCAAGTTCTGGATTTGCATAACCAGAAGTTAATGAAATAGTGTTGTTATTTAATAATGTTACTGTTTCTGTATCAGAAGATGGTGTACCAGAAGCACTAGATGTTCCACCACTTATAACAGCTGTTGTGCTAAATGCAACATAACCACCACTAGTAGAATTTGTACCATAACCTTTAAAATTTTCTTGTTGATAATAAAGAAGACCTAATGTTGAATCCCATTCAACAACTTTTCCGACTGCTCCAGTTGTTGCTTGAGTAATAGTTTCATCTGGTTCAAATGTACCACTCACCGAACCAAGTTTAACAACATATGTTTGTCTACGTGTAGTTGCTGTTGCAACAGTTGATGTTCCAAAATTTGTTGGATCAACTACTATACCAACTTGTCTAAAGTCATTTGCAGTAGAGAAGTCATCTCCTTCTGCTTGAGTTAATGTAACAGCAGCCATTACATAGTGTCCACCAAGTTCTGTTACTGCATTATTACCATGACCATCGTTTGGAGAAATAATAACTTCAACAGCTCCACCAGTTCCGCTTCCCATAGAAGAGGTAGTAGTTAGAGCAGCATCAGAGAATGTAAAAGTAGAACCAAGATTTACATAACCAAAAGTATATCCACTTCCACCAGATTCTATTGTTGTGTCTGTTCCTGCTGTTAAACCAAATGAAACAATTGCACCACTTGAAACTGTAATACGAACAATAGCACCAGAAGATGTTCCTTGACTTGTTCCATCTCCATATACTGCGGCGTAATAAGTTCCATCTGTATATCCAGAACCAGCAGTAATAGATAAAGATTCAATTTTACCAGATGTTGCAGCTGCTGCAACTGTACTATCTGTTGCGACTGAAACGAAATCTGTAGTTCCATACTTTGAAAAATCAGATGCTGAAATTTTGTACATATATTTTAAGACATAACCACCGATTGCAAATGGTGATGATGATTCAGATGTTGGTTCTGAACCAGAATATGCAGTTCCACCATTATTATCCAAAACTTTGTATATTCTATAATCTGATGTGACAAAATAAAATGTTGAATCGTAAAGATTTGAAGTACCAGATGTTGAAGTATTTGATGCAGAATAATCGTGACGATACATATCATAGATAGTTCCATTTGCCCAATTCCTACGTGGGATTGAAAACGATACATCACTGGATGAAATAAGTTTTGCACCTAACATTGAATCCCAAGCAAAATGTTCTGATTTTGAACCATCATTTGGAGTAGGTGGAGAACTATCGTTTCCACCAGATGTTGCTGAAGTGAATGGAGTTGATTTACCTAAGAATAGGTAATATGTAGAAGCTGAAGCTTCTGTAAAAGACTCGACAAACTGGTTTGCATTGTGAGCCCTAAATTTTTCTGTAATGATTGCCGACATTTTGATTACACCTTTAGTTTTATTTATACAAATAGTATCAGTGAGTTATACCTGTTGCACCCTCTAAATCTATATTATCTCCATTAGTTTCTTCAAGTAAGAAACCATGAGTAGAGTCTGTAGCATCCTCTAATGATAAGTCACCTGTGTCTCTTACTAATATTTCTGCTGATCGAACATGACCCTTTGTAATTACGTTACTACTATTTAGTGTGTAATTAGATAAAGGTATTTCACCAATAGAAGAAAATATATTATGATCCTCATAAACTAGCCTCATAGGATTACTAATACCATCAACTATTGTGAATCCTTCTAACTCTATATTATCTCCACTATTTGAACCTAAACTATCTGTTCCATCTAAAATAATTAAACCTTCACCATTTTCATTTCCCTCAAGTTTTATTTGAGGTATAATATCAAAAGTAAATTCTTCTAATATTATAATATCGTTATTAGTTTCTTCAATTATCATTCTGGATAAATTTGAGTTTGTAGAATAATTTTCTACAATCAAGTTACCAGAAGCTTCAGTAATAAAATAATTTCTCTGTGATGTTTCTTGTAACAATTTATCTCCAGCATCATCAGGAATATCTGTTGATATATCATCAGGTGGTTCTCTGGTACGATCAAGAAGTATGTTACCAAAGTTTTCTAATACAATATCATCTTCATCTGTAACACCACCATAATGAGTTTCATCATCATTAGGCCCTGATAGAGATATTTTTTGTCTTCTACGAATATCTTCAAAAGTAAATGTTGATATATCTGATAGAGGAATTGTTTCATCATTGTGATTTGTATCAAACAAAATTCTATCATTATCATCTACAACAAAACCAGCAGGATAACTAATAATATCAGCTTCAACTTGTATTTTATAATTTGATCCCTCAAATTCGTCTTCAGCTAAAATGTTAAATGTCTCACCCTGATTTATAAGAGACTGATGTTCATCTTCTACCTGTAGTAAGAATCCTGTTTCAAGTAAAACTGCATCACCAGAATTAGTTCCTAATGAATCAGTACCATTCAACAAAATAGTATCAACTATTGTATCTCGTTCTAGTTCAAAAAATGCAATACCTTCGTTAAGTGGTATTGTACCATCTAAAACTAAATTGTCTGTGAGATTGCCCGAACCACTTTCTAGAACTATACCACACTGTCCATTGGTTGTTCCAAAAGGAGTCTCTGCAAGATATAGAAGAATGTTTCTAGAATTTAATCTACTTAATTTAGGAGTAGTTTTAATAATTTTTTCTGTAGTAAGTAGTCTATCTGAATTTCCAGATGGAGCATAAGATGTTTCAGACATAATTCTGCCACCACCATCTCCTACACCATGAGTTTCATCATCACCGTGAGTTATTGTTTTCTCTTCATATAAAAGCGAATCACCAGAAACAGTTAAACCAGATTCTAAATCAAAGCCAGTGCCAAGATTTATTCTTATATTATCTCCAGCATTTGAACTATCTGAATCTGTTCCGTTTAATACAATTTTTCCACTTCCTAATTCTAGTTCTAAATTTTCATCTTCAAAAATTAGGTTTGATCCAACATCTGTATCTGTGGCACTAGCATCAAGGATAAGATTTTCGCCTGGCAGAACACCAGTTTCTTGTACGATTTGATCAAACTGACTACCAACCGCAACTTGACCATCATGGGTAGATACAGAAGGAGCTTGTAGTCTACTCTGTAGAACCTGACTGAATATAGTTTCAAGAACAGAACCAAGTATTGGTGAGAATGTTCTTTCATCACCCACATAACCAGACACACCAGCAGCAGTATTCGTAACTGCTGCGGATACAAGAGTAGCAAGAGTTACTTTACCGAATAGTTGGAAACCAGCTGGATGTACAGCCTTTTTGATATCATTAATATATGTTGCAAGTGATTGACCAACTCTAATTTCATATGAATAGTCTTGGTAATAATATGAGTCTTGAATACGATTCAAGTCTTCACCAATAATGCTGTTTATACCCCGATATCTACCAATATCTGTAGCTGTTGTTGCTACTGCAGTTGTAACAGTAGATATATCTTCTAAAACAACTGTGGCAGTGGCACCACCCGAATCTGTTATGGTAACATTTTTATTAGTAAAATCAATTCCACTTTCATTTATAATATCATCACCAGCATCATTGAGACTACTATCTGTATTATCTAAAACTATGTTACCGTCACCAGTTTCATCAGTTTCAAATACTAATCTATCTCTTGCATCCGTACCATCTGTATCCGTTCCTTCTAAAACAAGAGTATTTCCAAAGTCCTCATTTGCAACCCTTGATCCATCATCCGACCCAGATGCATCTGTTGCATTAAGTAAAAGAAACTGAGCACTATTTGCATTTGAAGTTAAGTTTTCACGAAATCTGTCAAGTAATATTTTTCCTTCAGAATTTAAATTAGCAACTGCTTGTGCTGAAGTAGCAGGCAATGCATCTTCATTTATTAAGAATGTTTTTGCACCCCCTGAGTCATCGTCTTCAAGTTGTAACTTATCTGTATTACCAGACTGATCTTGGTTTTCATCTTCTAATAAAAAGTTAAAGTCAAACCTATCAGTTCCATTCAGAACGATATTACTTCCTTCATCCAAAACTGTTGTTGGGTATGTACTAGTATATGCAGTATTTCCCATGGCAGAATGATTGACGCAATAATAGTATAATGTGGGTGAACCAGTTGGAACTACAATTTGAATATATGCTCCTTCTGTTCCTATTTCAACTGAAACAGCTGAAGTAGTAACACCAGAAGTATACGCAGTTCCACTACCATGTGTACCATTAGGAGTTTCGGAAAATCTTAATTGGTGGTTTGCTGAACTTACAACATTGTAAAGAGAACTATCCGACAAATCAAAATAATATGTATTACCCTCATACAAAGTTAATATTGGAGCTCTAACACTATTTAATTCAAAATAATTTGCACCTTCATATGCAACTATTTTTACTTTGTAGTTTTGAAAAGACGGTGATGGAGTAAATGTTCCAGAACCGTTTAAGATTATGCTATCACCATCAACATCAAAATCTTGTTCATCTTCTAGTAAAATACCTTCCGGCGTAAGAAGTTCAGTTCCTTGTTCTAATTGTATACCTTCATTAAATGTACCTTCTTGTTCTTGAACTAATCTAACTACATTTTCAAAAGTTGTTTCAAGAATGTTCTTTGTAGAATCCCAAGATTTAATAGTACCAGTGTGTGTCGTTAAAGTATTGTTTGCAGCAAAAGTTCCTGTTACATCTTTGACAATAAAGTGTGCATTCAAAGTTGCTTCTGGTGGGTTTTCAATTTTATATCTAAATCCAGAATTGTTAATTTTAATATCGCTTACAGCACCAATATCATTAGTTAATGCAAGAAGTTTAGAAGAAGAACCACCAATGGTTGTAACACCAACTGTTGGTAGTGTAGAATATCCATTACCAGAATTACTAATATAGATTTTTCTTATTGAAGATGCTTGTGATGTAGTGAGTGTATCATATTCTAAAACAATTTGATCTGAACTTGTGGTATAAGTATCAGACTCCTCTACAACTGTATTACTTTCTAATTTGTATCCAGAATCATTACCACCAACTGCTGTTGTTCCCGATCCAGTAACACCACCAACGGTATCTGTTCTGTCTAGTAATAAGTAATCATCTCCAGCCTGAACAACTATATGTTGACCATCAACTGGTGCATCAGTAAAAGTTAAAGTACTACCAGATGCAATCCAAACAGTTAGTCCTGTTATGTCATTAACAGCGGATATATTTACACTTCCATAAAAAATAGTAATTTCATCGGCACTGGCATTAGTGTTTACCAAAGTAAATACTTTTGTTTCCCCATCACCTCTAAAAAAATCTTTTTGAGTTTGTTCTAATTGAAAATTAAATGCATTCAGGCCTGTATTAGTATTATTTTCAGTAACAATCAAATCTGTAGTGATCGTGGAATCATCTAATGTTCCACTTTCTAGTTGAATACCACCACCAACAACACTTACAAATCCAGTAGCAGCATCTATGTCAGTATCAGCAGTGGCTGCGGTAAACGTAAGTTTATCACCAGCCTCATATCCTGACCCAACATCATCAACAAGTACCTCGCTGACCCCGCCAGTTTTTATTCCTTCAACAACTAACTCAGCAACATTATTACCAACTGCCTCCATTGACAAATCTTCTTTATCTGTATGAAGAATACCATCATTAACAACAGTTGCGTCAGACACAATTCCAAGAACAGTAAATTTAACATCAATATCTTTTGTACTTGAAACGGCTGTAATAGTTTCACCATCCGTAAATGTTCCCACTACGTTTGCAATATCAAATTCAGTTACCGCATCATTATAATTGGTACTACCAACTGTACCCGATTGTTGAGAAACAACAGAACTTAAAACAATTGCTGTAGCACCAGAACTTGAACCAGTTAATAATTGATTGATAACCTCTTGACCCTCAACACCAGCCTGAGCTAAACACCTTAATGTTATTTTGTTTTCCCAATCACCAGCAGATGTACGCATAACATATTCAGTAGGATAAAATACATCAGAACTTTCATCTAGCAACATACGGATAAAAAGTTTGTGACCTTCAGATGTACCCTTTGCTGAATATAGGTCTTTAATATTTTTTATGAGTTTACGTTTATCAATACTAGATACTAAATTATCTGGTATTGAAACCATAAACTGATCTCTCATTTGATCTAAGAAATCATACAGCGTATTATCTACGTTTGCATATTCCAACATTTGTTGAATATTTTGAATTGGGTTTGCACGATACTCTGAAATTGTTGCAGTAGAACCAGACGTTCCACCTGTTATTGTCTCACCATTTACAAATTTTTGTTGACCACTAACATACAAAAATGCATTCCTAGAATCATCAACAAGAATGGTTGCAGTTGCATTTGATGTTCCACCAGTTATTGTTTCTCCATTAGTAAACTGACCAGTAGTACCATCACCAGTTTCAGTGACAATCCTATCACCCTCTTCATTCAATATATAATTTGTTGTGTTTGTTTCTTCTCTTACATAGAAGACTACATTTTCAACTGTGAGTCTACCAGCTTCTAAAAATTCAAAATAGTCTTTTACAAAATCAACAAATACTGGATGATCCGATTGAACAAAATCAGGCACCTGTCCTTCAATGAGAGGAGAAACTTTATTAGTGAATGTTATATTTTTTGACATTTATTAATAGGCCGATGAACTAGGAGTTGACGATGTAGTTGCAACTGTCGTTGTTGTGGTGGTAGTAGAAGTTCCTGTCGTTGTTGTGGAACTTGTTCCAGTTTGTGTAGTTGTGTATCCTTTTCCTGTGGATGCAGTTAAATCGACCGCAGCTATAATACTTGTATTAACTAAATCAATCTCTATTATTTGATTTCTTACTGGTACAACATCATTTGAAGATGGAAGTACAGTAACACGAATTTGTGTGGATGTAGAACCATCCACATTTGAAATTGATGTTATGTTGAGTGAACCGATAGTAATTTTTCCGTTTGTGTAATCTACTGTTCCAGCAAAATTATTAAAATATACTCTTGTTAATCCTGATAAACTATAAATTCTAAGATTACCACTGCCATCATCATCAAAGAAGTATTCTGTTGTTCCATCATCATTAAGACTAAATCCTGTTGATGAAATAATCCCACCAGCAGCACTATTGTGCCCATCATGTGGATTATAAAAAGGATTTGCAAAATTTAAGATAAACGATGCAGATGTTCCTAATGTGGGAGTAAAATATTGAGCCATAGTAACAGTAGTTACATTACTTAATATAGAACTGTCAGATGAATCAATTAATCCTAAAACCTCAGAGTGTCTAAATGGATTATTAAACAATTGTAAATTATTAGTATTGTAAGATGTAATAGTATTACTTACTTTAGATGCTAAATCACTTGACGCTAAAGTTGTAGAAGTAGAATCATATCTAAAGGTTATTCCCAAAATAAGAGAAATAGTTTCTGCATCAACAATCACAGGAGTAATTGAAGCAACTTTATATGGAGCTAGTGAAGATACAAGATTTGTCTTTTGAACTGAAGTTAATTTTTGACCAGTGCTGTTTTTAATTGATATAAAAACTTTACCATATTCTGCAACAGAACTAGAACCAGTGCTGCTGTCATAACTACCATCTTCTCCACCCCAAACAGAAACTGCTTGAGCTGTTGGAAATAATTGTTTAGTATAAACTTCATAATCTTTCGTAGAAACTGCTCTACCTTGAGAAGCAAAATCTAAAGGAGCTTTTAATTTAATTGAATTTATAGATTCTGGTTCTGCGCCACCACCAGCACTTGAGGCTGTCGTTACAACTATTGATGTTTCTCCACTAATAGAAGATGGTGCTGTAAATGTAGAAACACCATTTGCAGCGGTTTTATTTGTAACAACATATTTTAAAGAAACAATATTGCTATCAGTTAATGATTTACTTAAAACACCATCACCAAAGTATACTTCAAATTTACCACCATCCACCTCTTGTAAAAAGTAAACTGAACTTGAACTTGTCAATTGTGAAATGTCAGTTGCTTTAGTATATGTTGTTGTTTCTGTATCTGTAGCTGAATTTTGAACTGACACAGTAAGTGTATTAACATCTGCTCGATCATCTGTCAACAAAAATCTTTGAGTTACATCTGAACTATCAACTGTATAATTTGCAGTTACATATGTTCCTTCATATACAAGAGTATTATCAAAACTTATAACTCCAGCTGATTTTGTTCCAGTAACATCAGATATAGTAACAAAAGAATAAGATTGTCCATCTGCTGAAGCAGAAAACTTAGTTCCTGCCGACATTGTTAATGAATCAGAACTAGTTGTAACTACTACATTTATTGTTGCAACTGGAGCTTTGGCTGAAGATACTTCATATCCTAATTGTTTTGCATGAGAGACTACACTTGATCTTAATGACGCAGAATCTAAGAACATTTCATTAGCAACCATATTTGCATTGAAAGCCAAGTAGTGAGTATTGTATGCAAGAGTATCAAGAAGAACATTCATACCAGAACCTTCAAAATCATAATCTTTAAATTTTGTTTGAGCCCTTAGATATGTTTTTAAGTTTTCTTTTATGTCATCAAAATCTAATTCTGTTACTTGTAATTTTGCCATTATCGTAATCTCTCTAAGAATATTGTTAAGTCAACTAATTCAGTAGGAGTATTAACAACATAAAATTCTATTGATACTGAATATGAGTTTCTATCATAATCTGGAATAGACCTAACACCAACAAGTCTTGCTCTTGGTTCAAAGTTTTCAATTACATCCTGTATTTTTCTTGCAAGAATTGCTGCACTTACTGGAGTCATAAGTTCAAACAACATATCCCTAACACCAGAAGAAATTTCTGGATGAAAAGGTTTCTCATAAGTATTCAATAAAACTAAATTACGAATAGACCTTTTGACAGCTTGAATATCTGTCACTTCACTTACGTCACTGTTAGAAGATTTTTTTCCAAAGAATAAATCTAAGTCTGCATACTGTCTAACATTACGATCTGAACTGTTATTTAATTGTGCGTCATAAGCGGACATTTATGTAGACTCCTAGTTTAGTTTTATTTATAAGTTTAATACAACACTACAAGATAAAGTTATCCATTCTTATATGGTGAAATTTTATATTTTCTTAATGTGGGAATCAAATAACTAGGAATTGAACCCCAATTACGTTTTCTGTAAATGTCCATATGAATAAACCGACCATAAAAACCAAATGCTAATGCGCCATGTGATGCTGCAGAATCTACAAATTGTATTCTTTCTTTTTTAGTCATCTCTTGAACACGAATATCCATAGCTTCTCCAAACATGTGTCTTGAGGATTTAGCACCACCTACACCTTTATTTGATGAAGAACTACGATATGCAGAATTTATAATTAATTGTTTACCCATATCAAAAGCAACCTTTTCTGCTATTGCAATAATTTGTGATTTTAATCCTGTCATTGTAACACCAGCATTAAGTTTAATTTTAAGTCTTGGGCGACCTCTAAGTTGCACTACAGAATAATCACTTGGAAAATATTTGTTAGAATATCTTTTTCTTATGTCATCTGTAATTTCACTTTCATCAAATATATCACCAAACTTTTTACCAGCAGTTGGTACACCTAAGTATGATCTATATTGATTTTGATTTGAAGCATCTGATCCAGCAGTTATAGGTGGAAGCTTTTCACCACTTTCAAAACTTGTAGGATCATTACCAAGATTAATTTGTTCTTGTCCTTTAGGATCAGCTGGTTCATACTGATCTGGATAATATTTAGCAAGTGTGTCTGTTACTGTATCTTTGTGTGCTTGTCTTTGTTGAGCAACACTTAGATTAGTAGTATCAATTCCTGCTGTCTCTACCTCTGATGCAATTTCTTCTTTTGTTGGTCTTACTGGTATCGCTGGTATAGGAACACCTCCACCTTCTGGTGGTGGATTGTATCCACCTGTACCAGATTCTTCAGTATTTTCAGACCCTTGAGTATTTGTTCTTTCATCTACTGGAACATCTTCATCTGGTATTTCTGTAAGCACCAGATCAGATTCATCAACAGGATTACCACCAGTTCCTGCTTTAACAGATGTAGAAGCAGATTCAATTTTATTGGTGCCAGCTGAGTTTGAATCTATATCACTACCAGTTCCCTGATCACCAGTGTCAGCAGTATCATCTAATCGAGCAACACCTTTTGAACCGTTGTTAAGATTAATCTCTGCTGCATCAATTAATATATTATTACCAGAGGTTGCACCAAGATTATAATTTGCTGCATGTATATCAGTTTGAAGACCAAGAATAGAACGATTTATTGTAGAACCATACACCTCTCTCACAGCACCAGTAATAGAAAGATCATATGTTCCTCCTAGTGTCTCTGTTACGTTTCCTTTAAAAACAAAATCGGATGTATCATTATATCTTTGAGACACAGCTCCTAGTGCTGTAGTTTTAAGTATCTTCTCATATCTCTGTGTAGTATCACCTTTTACAAATGTATCAAAGTTTTCTTCAACTTCGATATTTAAATTTTTACATCTTATATTATAATTTTCTTTAACATAGGTTTCTGCGTTACCATCTATGGTTAAGTTTACATCACCTTTTACATTTATGAAATCAGAACCAGCAATGAACTCATAGTTGTCACCTACAACATGAACTACTCTGTTTCCCCCAGCATCAATTTCATAATAAGTTCCTGCTCTGTGATACTCTTGTATTCTTTCTTCGTTTGTCGTATCATCATATTCTCTTACATGACCAGACTCAGATTCAAAAACATGGTTGTATGGATACCGTGTAAAGTTAGTACTATTCTCATACGGCATATTAAAGTTGCCAGATTGAGCTGTTTCTATTTCAGAAAACTCTTCTGAAGCAGCCTGCTTCTCTTCTAATATCCTATGGATATAATTACCATCACCTCTGGCCAGACGATTTACATCACTTTCACCTAAGTCATGTCCAGACTTTGGATTTGGATTTTGTGGATAAGTACCACTAGGATCACAAAACCCTTTTGTTGTATCTGCAATTTCTCCAGCATAGCCTGGCAGTGTTCCCATCACAACAGGTTGCTGCATTTCTGTAGCATCACGAAAGAAACCTATGACCCAAGTTCCTTCAACAAGAAATGATGGAGTTGTTCCCATACCTTGCATAGAAGGATCATGTATCGGATGCATGACATGAGCCCAAGGTAAAGACTCTGTAGGAATTTCTATTTTATCTTCAGTATGTAAACCAAGACAACGTATACGAACTCTTCCCAATTTAGCTGGATCATTTCGGTCTTCCACAACAGCAGTAAACCAAACGAAACCATCCATCCCCATATGATAATTAGACATAAAAAAAACTCCTTATAAAGTATTTATAAGGAGCAATTAGATGTTAAGAATTGTTTATATCACTTGACTTTAAATGCACCCTCTGGTGAATTGAACGCAAGAATTAATTGATTCCACATATCAGGACTCATTGCAATTACTTGTGGGATTGGGCCGCAATCATAATCAAACTGTCGTATGTAAACAATGTCTTCAAAGATATGAACTTTAATATCATCATGTTCAGCTGTATCGTCCAGTATATTGATCTCAATTTCATCAAAATTCATTTCAACAGTAAACATAATATTCCTTTTTGTTTTTGGCGATTTCTACAGGACTCGAACCTGTAACCTACTGCTTAGAAGGCAGTTGCTCTATCCAGTTGAGCTAAGAAACCAATTGGTATATTTATCTAAGCATGGAATAAGAATAGATTGTTTACATTGATCTGGATAAGCAATCGCTGACCCAAGAATAGGAAAACCAACCATTACAAAAATAATTATTAGGAAAGCCCAACCTAGACCTCTGGTTGTACAATAATTTTCACTCATAGATAACTTCCTCTTGATGTCATTTGCATTTGCATAACAGTTTCATCTTCCCAACTGTCATCTAGTTCTCTCGCAAACTTTAGATCACAATATCCACATACTACATAGCCTTCGCCTACTTCTGGTACAGTATACCAAACTTTAGGATGATCATTATTTTCACCACTACAAGCTACCCTTGGAGTTTTTACATAAATTATTGTTTCATCACTCATTCTTTCAATTCTTTTCTTAATTCTGCACCCTCAAAGTTTTGCATAGCAAGATATTTTGCAAGTACAGGATTATCTGGTTCTACTCTCTTTACTTCCTTTGCAAGAGAATAGATCATCTCGTAGTCTAATTTTGTTTTCAAATGTTTACCCATATTTTATACTCTCCGTTTTCCTGTATCTTCATCAGCAACTTCCTGACTACTAAGAACCTGATAGTTACCTTTATTATATGCTTGACCGACAACGTAATCACCACTGAGCGTGGGTACGTTTCTTTTTGGACATGGACTCCAATCCATTTCCTGTATACTCTTTTGGGGTAACTGTTTTGATGGCCGATCCAGTTTTAGGGGGGCGGGCTCTCGTACAATCGGGTTAGAGGAAACACCCATCTTCTTGAGAAACTTTTCGTGTTCCTTCAGAGCAGCTTCCATCTTTTTCGATTTTTTTCGCGGTTTTTTTTGACCTGTCTTATGGTTCGTAGTCGTATAGTAGACAGGTAACAGATGCATTCCACTCATGTTTCTTTTACTGCTTGCTCACAAATTATGTTTATCATCTTACGATACTCACTTCTTTCCATATTCTCTTTATACATTCTTACACCATTCGCACACAAAACACCAGCAACCATCAATGGACTAATACCACTGAGAATTAACTCTGCACTAAGTCTAGTGTACATTTTCTGTACTTTTTCTATTTCTGATTCCATTTCTTCGTTATTCATCTCTTAATACCTGTTTGATTATACACCATCTCTGCCAACACTCTAAGCAATGGTCATCACCTAGTATGTAGTCTATACTATAACACATATTCTTTTGACTGTCAAGTTTTCTTTGATAATTACGTGCAGAAAATGTTTGATTGTTTCTTCCACCAATCAGAACATTAAAGAATATAGATGTAGCGATAGCTAACTTGTAACAGTATACATGCATGTCAATTCAGTTGCAACTGACCAGATTCAAGTTTCTCTTTGAAACTCTGTAACCAAGAAACTGCCATCCGTTTTTCATCAGACGCACCTTCTGTGATACTTACAATTACATCCTCAATTGAAATTGCAACTTGATTAGATGTTTCATTACAGAACAAGTCTAACTGAGTCATATGAGCAGTCCTTCTATATGAGATTTGAAACCATCAATCATACCTTGAGTGGCAATCACTGCCCGTTCATCAATAACGTCTTGTGCAAGTATATCTGCAAGGTTACTCTCACACGCAGCAATGTATCTTTGTAGTATTTCAATCATTCCGAATCATCCTCTCTTGTTACTCTTACATATTAACAGATGTTCACACATATGTCAAGTATTAATTTCTAGGGTAGTTCATTTGAATTGCTGTCAGTTTTGGGGGGTAGGGGCAAAAGCTCTCTGAGAAATATTGCTTTGGATACTTATTACATTTATAGATTAGGATTGGCCTGCCAGTTTTAAGGCCGGCCCTTTACTGAGATTACTATAGGACTATCTGCCCTCATCTCTGAGTGGCATCTGATGCTTAAAGCATTACCCATCTTCATCATATAAAAGAGAGAGAAGACCAACTTCACCGTGCACTCATATATCGAGAACTTCACTGCACGCCAACCAACCTTAATGGTAATCTCTCCAAGTTATACTTAACTATAACACGATTCGTTTATAATGTCAAGTGCTAAAGGTGGGAGCACATGCAGTAGACTATTGTGTCTCTAGCTAGTATTACTAGCGCCAGTCGTGCGCCCTGCACTCCACCCCATACATCCCCCAGCCATTATTGTGTAGCCAGACTCTCATCACACTAGGGGGGGATTAACTCTGATCTGGGTCAGTTCCCTAGTGCGTTCCTAATCTCCCTGCGGGACATAGCTTTCAATTCATTAGGAAGAACCTACTAGCGCTGTTAGTGTCCTTAGAGTTTCGTCATGCCATCTGATTCGTTCCTTCTCTCAACTTACATATACACTATAACACATAGTAGCTGCAATGTCAAGTGCATTCGTAAGCCATTGTTTCAATTGAATTAATCTGATCAGCTGTATAGCCCGCAGCTGCATATGAAGCAAGTGCATGCGTTACTGATTCGTTTTCTGTATCGTGAAACACTCTATACTCAACTGTTTCGTGATCCATATTAATAGTTGTTTGATACTGCATTTAAATGATTCTCTTTCTTATTACAATACTAGTATAACACTAACTGTAGCAGCTGTCAAGGGCCATTCTTTGCATTTCTGTAAATAATTCTGAGGCGTCAGTGATTCTCAGCCGATTCGGCTCAGGTTCTAATCGCAACTGTTCTATGTTTATTTTAGCCTTTATTTAAAGTGTCCGATATTCCCATGAAATACCATCGCTACCCTAATACTATCCGTAGCTACTTTTTATCATCAAAATATACACTCAACAGTATAACTAGGAATAGTCCACCCACTACTATAGCCTCTATAGTAATACTAGACATTTGCATAATGCTCTTCAAATATACCATACAATCTTAACTTTACATTCTTTATATGATTACATGATACTCTAGGTTTCTTCTTACATGTACAAGAGAAGCCTTCTTCATGCATTGTTACTACACCCTTAGCGTAAGACCATTGTGTTCCTACTAAGAAATGATTATTTGTCTTTATTATGTGTGTCGGAAATATTGTCAAGAAGTTTATACCCTAATTTATATCCTAGTTTTTGATAATTGATTGTTGTACTAGTGGAATCCAGCATGTTTATATACTCTTTGATATATCTGTTCCAGTTTGTTCTTCTCTGGATGTTTGTGTATCCATGAACCAGTAGATGGATCAAAGTAATTCTTAAAGAAGTTGTCCAGTTTTCTATTACCTGTAGTTTGTGATATATCTACTAGTAAGCATTCTTTGTCAAATTCTCCA